AAGACCCCAACATCCGGCAGGCACTACTGGACCGCTTCGGGAAAGAGGCCACGAAGGGCGTCAAGAAGGATATGTGGGCAGCCCTGGGCGTGGCCGTGACGCATTTGGAAGCTCACCCCGTTGCCCTCGGCGACTGCCCCGGCGGGCCGATCGAGCCGTGGTGCGAGGTCGAGGAGCCGGAGAAGGGGAATCGGATGTTCAAGTGCTTCGAGGGGAAGGAATGAGAATGTTCATTCTTTGCCTGTGCCGTGACTTTTTACTGCGCCTGCCATGGACGCACGGGCGCTCGCTCGCGGTTGACAGGCTGACGATGAAAATTGAGGGGCTAGGCCGACGGGCCGAAGAGCCCGGAGATCCCGGCCGGGCCTGCCCTCTTCAATCACCGGGAAGCCAGCGGGACGGCAATGAAAAACGAACTATTGGCAGCCGCTCTTAATTACGCGGAAAAACACAAATTCTCCGTTATCCCGCTCAAACCGGGCGAGAAGGTGCCCTATTTTAGCTGGGAGCCGTTTCAGTCCCGCATTGCCTCGCGTGCCGAGATCACCTCGTGGTGGAGCAACACGCCGCAGGCAAACGTCGGGATCGTCACCGGCAAGGTGAGCAATCTTTTCGTCGTCGATCTAGACAAGTACGCCGAGGGATACGACGAGGAAAAGACATCCGAGTATATTCCCGACAGTATTATTACCCCTGCCGTCAACACGCCACGCGGCGGCCAGCACCTCTACTTCGTCAATCCCGAGGGCGACATCACCATCAAGGCACGCATTCTTCCGGGTATCGACTATCGGGGGCAGGGGGGGTATGTCGTCGCCCCTCCATCGGTAAACGGGACTGGAAAGCCTTACGCATGGATTGACGGCATGGGATTGGAAATTCCCCTCTCTCATCTCCCTGATGCACTATCTAATCTTATATCTTTTAAGGGGGGGATTATAAGGGGGGGAAATTCGCCAAGTCGTCAAATGTCGTCATTGTCGTCAAATGTCGTCAATTATTTTGAGTCAGGACGGAGAGACGAAGACCTTTTTTCAACGGCAAACGCGCTCACAAAAGGCGGAATGCCGAAAGATATGATTGAACAAGTACTTGAAAGGCTTATTGTTTCTTGGGGAGAGGAAAACGACCCCAAGTGGGTGCGGGCAAAAGTGGAGTCCGCATTCAAGCGTGCCGAGCGTCGGGAAAGAAACCTGACGGCCGAGGTGAAGGAATGGATTTTGTCGTCATCTGGCGTCTTTTTGTCGTCAGATGTCGTCAAATGTCTTCATTTGTCGTCACGGGATGAGCAGAAGCATTTGTCTACCGTTTTGCGCCGGCTAGTGACCGAAGGGCTGATTGAAAGGCATGGGGAACGCAATGGATGTTTCCGTATTCCGGAGGATCGTGCTGACGAGATTGACATCTGGTCTGCCAGCGTCAAGCCCCTCCCTGTGCGCTATCCCCTCGGAATCGAGCAATTCGTCAACACCTTCTCGAAGAACATCATCGTCGTGGCCGGATCGCCCGACGCCGGAAAGACCGCCTTCCTTCTCAACTTCGCCTTTCTGAACATGTACAAGCACAAGGTGCATTATTTCTCGTCCGAGATGGGGGCCGAGGAGCTACGCCAGCGCCTATTGAAATTCGGCGTAGACATCAACGAGTGGAAGCGCGTCACATGGAAGGAACGGGCCTCGAACTTTGCCGACGTGATCGAGCCGGAGGCCGTCAATATCATCGACTTCCTTGAGATCCACGACGAGTTCTACAAGGTCGGCGGGATCATCAAAACGATCTTCGACAGGCTCACGACCGGGATTGCCGTGATCGGCCTGCAGAAGCCGTCCGGCCGGGATGAGGGTCTCGGTGGCCAGCGAGGACTTGAGAAGCCACGCCTGTATCTGTCCATGGAGCCTGGCCGTTTGAAAATCGTCAAGGCAAAGAACTGGATTAACGACCAGATCAACCCCAACGGTCATTTTATCGAATGGAAACTCGGCGGTGGATGCAACTTCAAAGCGACAGGTCCGTGGAAGAAAGACGCTGTATAAAGGCATCTTCCAAAGCGGGACGTTCATCAAAATCCTTTACGCTTCGGCATTTAGCGCAAAGCAGGCCGAGGTGTTCATGTGCAGGAGGCTCGCGGATGAAATCGGAATCAGACCACAAGACGTTATCGGTTATTTCAGGGAACGTGGAACCTATGCAGTTGCCGCAGAGGATGTGCCGAGCGGAGATCCTGCGGCGGATGGAATTGAAGAAGCAACTCATCCAGATAACCCTCGAAGAAATTGTTGCGCTGGCCGCTGAGTTGAACGCATGACCGCCGAGCGGGGAATCTATGGAGGGGAGAATGACCGACGACATGCTCATACGCCATCACCTCCAAGCACGGCGAGGCTTCCAACGCCAAGGAGCGATTGTTCGTCTGCGCTCCCGGGGCCAAGGCCAGCGCCGAGCGGGAGGAGAAACCCGTTCCGATGGCAGCCGCAGCGAACTTCCACACCAGCATCCCCGTGGACATCCGGCTGGGCGAAGGCGAAAGCCTCACGACCGAGGCCATGGATGTCGGCTCGGCGGGCGACCCCCAGTTCAGCTCTAGAGGACACGATGAAAAGGCTCTGGAGAAGATGACGCCAAGAACAAGATGCACAAGACACGCGAAAGGAGAACGGCATGAGGTTCAAAGCGCAGATCGGAGGGTTCAAGACAACCGCCTCGGGAGGGGCGAAGCTCACCATCGACGTTTTCGATACGACCCCGGCAAAGGACATCGCAATGCTAACGCTGTTGGCAATGGCGAAAAAGACGGCGACGATCTCGATAGAAGAGGACGAAGACGGCGGCAACGGCGGTTCGTAAAAAAATAGGTTCTTCCTGGGCGAAAAAGATCGCGGGTAATTCGAGCCTCGGCGTTCGGCTCCGTAAAATTTGATTTTGGAATTGACAAATCGGCAGGTGCTCATATGCAAGTATTGATCCGTTTTGAGGGCATGGACAAGGCGAAGGAGATGCTTTCTGAGCTTGAGAAGAAGCAACTTCCCTACGCGACGGCATTGGCGTTGACGCGGACGGGCCAGGACGTGAAGGCAGACCTCGAAGCGGAGATGAAGAAGGTGTTCGACCGCCCGACGCCGTACACGTTAGGCAGTTTGTTTCTTAAACCCGCGACGAAGAGCAACCTGTCGTCGATGGTTTACCTTCGGGAATGGGCTGGGAAGGGTACTCCGGCGACGAAATACATGAGTCCCAACATCTTCGCGCAAGACCGCAACGTGAAGCGGTTCGAGGCGGCACTTCAGCGGATCGGCGTTTTGCCTTCCAATATGTACGTCGTACCGGGTGCGGGGGCCGACCTGGATGCATACGGTAATATGTCACGGGGACAGATCGTGCAAATCCTGTCGTACCTGAGCGCGTTCGGGGAGCAGGGATACCGTTCGAACATGACGGCTAAGGGCCGTGCGCGTCTTTTGAGGGGCAAGAGGGGTTCGCCGGGGATCGCCTATTTCGTTGCGAAGCCGGGAGGTAGGCTCAGGCACGGCATTTACAAGCGAACTGGTTATTCGGGCGGTTCGACGATAACGCCCGTGATGATTTTTGTCCGTAAACCTACTTACAGGAGCATTTACAGGTTCTACGAGGTTGCCAGACGGACGATTGAGCGGACGTGGGAGGAGAATTTCAGACGTGCGATGCGCGAGGCGATGTCCACGGCGAAGCCGTGAAGGATATTTGGTTGTATATGGGCCTTGATGTTGACCGTGTAAAAAAAATGGTGAATTCCCTGCCGAAGAGGTCGGCGTCACGCTCAAAAGTCGAAACTCTTGCTCAGGCATGGATGGCTACAGGGAAACTGTACAGCGAGGAACCAACGGCGGCGCGGCTTCGGGATTGGCAAGCGGCTGAAAAGGCCCTGTCAGCTATGCTCGATGAGCTTGACCCTCCGCAATCGCGTGCGGCGGCGGCGGGGAAATTCCCGAGCATGACTGCGGCCCTCGTGTACCTGCAACAAAACGGGTGGAAGATCAAGTCCACGACGTTCAAGAACGACCGCAAGAAGGGACGTTTCCTTGCCGATGCCGACGGCTACTTCCACAAGGAGGAGCTGGACCGATACGCAAAGGCGTGGCTAAAGCGCAACGATACGGGGAAAAGGGAGGGCGACGACGAAGTCGCCCTTCGTCAAAAAAAACTGGAAAGGGAACTGCGTGCCCTTGAGATCGAGGTCGAGCGCAAGGAACTGCGCCTTCGGAAAGAACAGGGCCTTTACATCGAGCGCGATCAGATGGAGATCGAGCTTGCGGCGAGGGCCGGCATCTTGGAAGCGGGCCTTAAGCATTGGGTACAATCACAGGCCGCAAGTTGGATTCGTCTCGTGGACGGCGACATCGGGAAGACGGGACATCTGATCGGCGCGATGGTGCGAGACCTCGACGAGCACATCGACGGCTACGCACGGAAAAGGGATTACGAGGTGGTCATTGCCGACGTGGCGACAGACGATGAGGAAGAAGAGGACGAGGAAGAAATCTGAAGCGATAGTCGTTTCGAGATCGCGCCGGTGGATGCCGGAAAGCGTGCGCGAGGGCAAGAAGCGTCTCCGCGTCCTGGTTTCGTTCTCAGGCCCGGAGCGCAAGGTGCTACGGAAGCGTCGCCGGATTCCCGTAAGCCAATGGTCCGAACGATACAGATATGTCACGAATTCCATCCTTCCGGGCCGGTGGCGCAACAACGTCACGCCGTATCTTTCCGGCGTCATGGACGCCTCATGGTATCCATCCGTGCAGACGGTCATCCTGTGCAAGTCGCCGCAATGCGGCGGCACGGAGCTTCTGCTGAACTGTCTCGGGTACGCCATCGACCGCGATCCCGGCCCGTCAATGTTCATCTATCCCGACGAGCTGACCGGCAAGGAGAACTCTCAAGACCGGATTCAGCCGATGATCAAGAACAGCCCACGTCTGCGCTCCTACATGACGGGCGTCGATGACGACACATCGCAACTGCGCGTGAATCTACAGCACATGCAGGTCTACATCGCGTGGGCGCGATCCGCGTCGCGTCTTGCCAACAAGCCGATCCGGTTCATGTTCTTCGACGAGGTGGACAAGTACATGGATACGGTCGGCAAGCGCGAGGCAGATCCGATTTCCCTCGGCGAGGCCCGGACGATCACATACCGCTACAGCCGGAAAATCTGGAAGGTGAGCACGCCGACTACGGAAACGGGGAACATTTGGCGGGCCCTGACGACGGAAGCGCAGGTCATCTACGACTATTTCGTGAAATGTCCGGCTTGCGGCGAAACCCAGAAGATGGAGTTCAAGCGCATCGTCTGGCCGAGAGCGTCTGAACCAGCCCAGGACGGAAAGCAACACTCGGAAGACCCCGCCGTCATCGAAACGGACAAGTTGGCTAGGTACGAGTGTCCGCATTGCCTTGCGAGGTGGAACGACTACGAGCGCGATGCCGCCGTGAGGGCCGGAGGGTGGCGCGACAGGGAAACCGGGGAGCCGCTCAACGAATCGCTGAAATCTAGAAACCCGCTGAAGATCGGCTTCCACCTGCCTAGTTGGCTTTCGCCTTTCGTTTCCCTGTCGGAGATCGCCGCGTCGTTCCTGCGTGGCCTTTCAGATATAAACAAGTTCAAGGACTTCCACAACAAGCACCTCGCAGAGCCGTGGCGCGTGAAGGTCATCTCCGGTAGCGCGGAGCAGATACTGGCCTCACGGTGCGCCGTTCCACCTCAGACCGTACCCGAGGAAGCCGTGCGCCTGACCTGCGGGATCGACGTTCAGCAGAGCGGTTTCTGGTTCGTCGTCAAGGCATGGGCCGCGAACATGACGAGTTGGACGATCCACTACGGGTTCCTTCAGACATGGGAGGAAGTGGAAACGCTTGTTTTCGAGACGGCATGGCCTGTCGGGGACACGGGCCGCACGATGAGGATATTCCGGTGTTGCATCGACACGGGCGGCGGCGAGAAGTACGAGGATATGTCCATGACCGAGGAAACATACCTGTGGCTATTGAGAAACCGTGGGCGCGCAGGGGTTGCGCTCTGGGGAACGAAGGGATCGAGCACGACGCTTCCGGGGATGCTTCGACTCGGCAACGAGATTCTATCGACCCCGAGCGGGAAAAAGCTTCCCGCCGGACTCCGCATCCTGTCGATTGACACGTCGAAGGCGAAGGATCAGCTCCACTACCGGCTCAAGTTGTCTGCAAACCCCGAAACGAGGGAACTGCCGGGGGCGACGTTCCTGCATCGGGACACGGGGACGGACTATGCGGCACAGATCATCGCCGAGGAGAAGCAGATCGACGAGCGTGGACGCGAGGAATGGGTTAACCGAAACAACAGGCCGAACCACCTGCTAGACGCCGAGGTTCTGGCGGCGGCTTGCGTCGAGATGGAGTTCCCCGGCGGCGGCCTTCGCCTGATCGCAGAGGCCCGTAAACCGCAGGTATCGCCGGATCAGAACGCCCAGGCCGTTCGCAAGCCGCATCATTCTGGTAGTTGGCTAAACAGAAGGTCTAACTGGATGAGGATATGAGCGGATCGCCCGTCAAGAGCGCGACGATCCTGATCACGGCGCAAGCCATCGCGGACTACATCGGCATCTCGAAGCCGTCGCTCTACGATCTCGTGCGCGAAGGCCTGCCCGTCGCCATCATCGGCCGGCGCATGGTCGCCCACGCCCAGAACATCGAGGAGTTCATGCAGAGACGGACACGCGGGAAGCTGACCGAGGTGCCCCCGGATGCGGAATAAAAAAACCTGTCAAGAAAATTTT